TAGTTTTATGCTAAACAAATAGCTGCTCAACAAGTTCAAGAGCAATCATTTGTAGCAAAGATGACTGAGATTGAAAAGAACGCTAAGGCAGAGTTTGGTGATGTTTACGACAAATCAGTCACTAATCTACAGTTAGCTGGTGTCGGTGGTCAAGACTTTTTACAGGCTTTAGCAGCAATACCAAGTCCTGAAAAGGTCATTACTTATCTAGGTAAATCTGAAAATATCAACGATGCGATTCGAATTGCTAACCTAAGTCCTATGCAAATGGGTGTAGAACTGACAAAACTATCGTCAAAAGCCACTAAAGAACTAGGAAAACAGAAGTCTAATGCTCCAGCTCCAGTCGGTGATGTCGATGGTGGTTCAAGTCGTGCAACTGGAAGTGTTGAGCCTGATCCATCGGATACAGCCGCATGGGTGGCTTGGAGATCAGCAAACGCCAGACGTAGAAGGTAATTAGTGTAAAATAAACGAATCCCTAGTAATTTGTAGATTATTAGGGATTCTAACCAATTAACAATATAGGAGTATTGATATGGCTCATAGTATTTTAACTCAAGAATTAGTCCAATCATTATTTGAATATAAAGATGGCAAACTTTATTGGAAAGTTAATAAAGGTAGGGTAAAAATTGGCGACAAAACAGGTTCGTTGCATCATTCGGGTTATCTTTTTATTCAAATAAATTCAAAAACATATTTAGCTCATAGAGTAATATTTTTATACCATCATGGGTTTTTGCCTCAATATATTGATCATATTGATGGAAATAAATCAAATAACAAAATAGAAAATTTGCGTGAAGCAACAAGACATCAAAATAGTTTTAATACCAAACTATATAAAACTAATACTTCTGGTATCAAAGGAGTTAATTGGTCAAAAAGTGCTAAAAAATGGGAAGTAAGAGTGCAAATTAATAATAAAAGAAAATGCTTTGGAATTTACGAAAACATTGAATTAGCAGAACTTGTTGCTATTGAAGCTCGCAATAAATATCATGGCAATTTTGCACGACATCAATAATTTTTACTTTTCTTAAAAAATATCATATAATAATTTAAAGGTCAAAATGAACCGTTAATCATTGTATTGGGCGTAAATAATTTCTCTCTAGCCAAGACGAAAAGTAAGTTTCTTTTATTTTTTATCCAACTCTTTATGGAGATATTATGACAACCAACTCGTTATTAACGATTAACCAGATCACCAATGAAGCGGTGCGTCTGTTTACTCAAACCAATGCGTTTTTACGCACAGTATCACGTCAATATGATGATCAGTTTGCTCGTACTGGAGCTAAAATCGGTTCAACTCTGCGTGTTCGTTTACCGAACGATTACACAGTTTCAACTGGGCCAGCTATTACTCCTCAAGGTACTAACGAACAAAACACAACCTTAACCGTTGCGACTCAAGCAAACGTACCTGTATCGTTTGGTACTGCTGAGAAAACAATGCAATTAGATGACTTTAGCGAACGTGTACTAGCTCCTGCTGTCAATCGTTTAGCTGCTTATGTAGCTTCCGACTTGATGAACGTAGTTAATACTTCTGCTAATTTAGTTGCTAACTTAAGTGGTTCAACATTGTCAAGCCCACAAGCTCAACAATGGTTACAAGCTGGTGCTGCACTAGATCAAAACTTATCACCAAGAATGGATCGTAAGATTATTCTTGATCCAGTTACTCAATCTAGAACCATTAGTTCATTAGCTGGTTTGTTTAATCCACAAGTTAAGATTAGCGATCAGTATGAAACTGGTATTATCTCTCGTGATACTTTAGGCTTTGATTGGATGTACGATCAAACTACTTTAGTTCATACAGTAGGTTCATTTACTGCTGGTACTGTAAACGGTGGATCACAAACAGGTACTACTTTAACTGTTAATGCGATTACTGGTACATTCAATGCTGGTGATGTTATTACGATTGCTGGTGTATATGCGATTAACCGTTTAACTGGTTTGTCACAAGGTACATTACGTCAGTTCGTTGTAACAGCTAACGTGGCTTCAGGTGCAACAAGTATTCCTATTTACCCAGCAATTACTCCAGCTCCTGCTGCGTTTAATACTGTAACTGCTTCTCCTGCTAACTCTGCTGTTATTAGCTTAGTAATGCCTGCTGGAACTCAGTATCGTCAGAACTTGGCATACTTCCCAGAAGCGTTTACTTTAGCAACTGCTGACTTAGAAATGCCGACTGCTGGTGTTGTACAAGCTGCTCGTGCTAACTTTGATGGAATCTCTCTGCGTATGATTGAAGCATATGACGTTATGTCAGACAGCTTGATTACTCGTATGGATATTCTGTACGGTTACGCTGCAATCAAACCTGAATGGGCTTGCGTAGTAGCTGACATAGTTTAATTTGCGTTGTAGATGTATTGGTGGACTCTCTTAATTGGGAGTCCATTCTTTGATTAAGGACAGATATGAGCCAACCATTGCCGACAACTCCTAGAGATATTGTTAATTTAGCATTAAAAACGGCAAACGTAGTGGGTGTTGGTCAGAGTGCCTTAGCTGAAGATATAAACGATTCTTTTAATATGCTAAATATGATGCTTGCTCAATGGCAACGCAGACGATATATGGTGTATAACTTAGAGACAATTGGTATACAAGCGACTGGTGCAGAATCGTATACGATTGGACTAAATCAGCAATTCAATAGTATAAGACCTGTAAAGTTAGAGTCGGCGTTCTTTAGGATGCAAGGTGGCAGTACGTTACCTGTAGACTATCCATTACAAGTTTTAAGAGCACAAGAAGATTACAATCGAATTTCGATTAAGAATCTTAATGCGTTTCCTCAGTATATTTATTATTCAACTGGATTCCCAGTAGGTAATATATTTGTATGGCCTATACCTAATAATCAATATGAAATCTTTATAACCGTAATGGTTCAATTACAAGCATTTCAAAATTTAAGCCAAGAAATCATATTGCCACCAGAATATTTGGATGCGTTGCAATGGAATCTAACTGACAGAATATTGACTATTTATGGTATGCCTGAAAATCCTAAGATTACAAAGTATGCTGAATCAAGCATGAGAACAATCCAAGAAGTAAATTCACAAATTCCATTGTTAAATATGCCTATTGCGTTGCGTGGCAAGTCAGGTGCATACAATATTTACGGAGACTTCTACGTTGGAAGTGCTGGATAATGGCAAAATCAGCTTTAACAATAGGTGCTTATCAAGCCAGAAGCGTTATTGCATCTGCACAAAGATGCGTAAATCTTTACATGGAAGCAAATCCACAAGGTAGTGTATTTCCATTTACACACTATCCAACACCAGGCTTAACTTTACAAGGCAATGTATCTTCCTACTCATGGAGAGGACTGTATACGGCAAACAACAATAAGCTATATGGTGTGTGCGGTAATGTTGTTTACTATATTAATAGCTCTTATGTCTGTACGGTACTTGGATACATTACATCAACAAGTGGCCCAGTATCTATGATGGATAATGGTATAGATATTATTCTTGTTGATGGTACGTTAAACAACGGATGGACTATTCATTTAGCTGATAATGCGTTTGCTAAGATTAATCAAGATGGCTTCTATGGTGGCAATCAAGTTAATTATGTTGATGGATATTTTGTATTAAATTATATTGGTACTAGAGAGTATTATATTTCTTTGCCTAATACAACGACATTTGATCCAATTGATTACGCATCAACTACTGGTTCTGCTGACTTATTAATTGGTATTGGTATTGCTAAACGATACATTTATTTATTTTGTGAAAAAACTATTGAAGTTTGGTTTAATCAAGGTAATACAACTTTTCCATTTGGAAGATTACCTGGTTCATTTATTCAATACGGATGTGCAGCAACCAATTCTATTACGATGATTGATGGAGACTTGTACTGGGTAGCTCAGTCTTTACAAGGTCAGGCTTACATCTGCAAAACAAATAACTTTAATGCGGTGATTGTTTCAACATATGCCATTAATAATGAGCTTCAAGGATACAAAAATTTATCGAATGCCATTGGGTATTCTTATGAGTTAAATGGTCATTTCTTCTATGTTTTAACATTCCCAACAGACAATAAGACATGGGTATTTGATTTATCGAATAACCAATGGAATGAGTGGAATTACATTGATAATGATGGTGCATTTAATCGTCATCGTTCTAATTGCTTTGCGTTTGCTTACAATCAATTAGTTGTAGGTGACTGGGAAAACGGTAATATATACACAATTGATCAAGATAACTATACAGATAACGGACAACCAATAACACGAGTTCGTAGTTTTTATCACATGGAAGATGATAATTCAAATCGTGTTCGTTATCGTAGCTTTATATCTGAGATGGAATCAGGTAACGGAGATAACAATCAACCTGTTAATGTTAGCTTGCAATGGTCAGATGATCGAGGAAAGACCTATAGTAATCCAGTCATGCAAAATTTAGGTCAAGAAGGTCAATACCTAACAAGTATGCAATGGAATCGTTTAGGTATGGCAAGAGATAGAGTATTTCAAATATTTTGGAGTTCCAATACAAAAACGGCTTTGTCTGGAGCTTTCATTGATGCTGTATCTAATCACGAATAATGACTAATCTATCAACAAATTTACCTGTACTAAGAACTCCATTCTTAGACGATAGATTACAGATAACTGTTCCCTGGCTCATGTTTTTGGTGCAGTTGTATCAACGTACAGGTGGCGATCAGACTCCACCATTAGACTTAACACAAGTTCAACAACAATATCTTAGTACAGTTAATATCCTTAGTTCTAATGGATTTGCTGGCAACATTACTTATACAACAAATAATGCCGATGTCACATTATCAACAACGGTAACAGGTATCACTAAAGGCGATGGAACTGCGTTATCTGCTGCTTTATCAGGTGTAGATTATTCTTTGCCAGTCTTAGTAAGTTCTGCAAACGGATTTGCTGGTACGGTAGTCAATGGTACAAGTAATGCGACTGTAACGATGAAAACAACGATTACAGGACTTTTAAAAGGTAATGGAACGGCTATATCGGCTGCCGTATCTGGAACGGATTATGCTCCTGCTACAAGTGGCACAAGCATACTTTATGGTAATGGTGCTGGTGGATTCTCCAATGTTACGATAGGTTCAGGAGTTTCATTTGTCGGTGGTACATTAAGTGCAAGCGGTTCTGGTGGTACGGTAACATCGGTAACAGGCACAGCTCCTATTGCATCAAGTGGCGGTACAACTCCAGCAATTTCGATTAGTCAGGCAACAACAAGCACCAATGGTTATTTAAGTTTTACTGACTGGAACACATTTAACAATAAGCAACCATCTGGAACATATGTCACATCTGTCACAGGTACTGCACCTGTTTTATCATCTGGTGGCACTACACCCACTATCAGTATGGCTGCGGCAACTGCATCGGTAAACGGTTATTTAACATCGACTGATTGGACAACTTTCAATAACAAAGGTTCAGGAACAGTTACAAGCGTATCAGGCACAGGAACAGTCAATGGTATTACCTTAACTGGAACGGTGACTTCTAGTGGTTCTTTGACGCTTGGTGGCACATTATCAGGTATTGGAAACAGTCAATTAACCAATAGCACGATTTCAGGAGTATCTTTAGGCAGTAGTTTATTTAATTTAACTGCTGGAACTGGGG